TAAAAAGCACAGGAGCGCCAATTAAAGTGTCTTCTGAGCTAACATTGAGGCCACCTAAATCGTATTCAAAGCCGGATGGCAGCAGCTCAGGGTAAGCAGTCATATTAAGTATGGCGGCAGCAGCTGCAGCTCCACCGTAGCATCAGTGATTTCACAAGACTGATTGATCACTGGCGCAGATAGATAGCGCCAAAGATAACCTGATGGGAAGGTAAGGTTAGTTGCGACAAGCGTAGTCACGCTCAAGTCAAATGGCTCGAAGGTGCCATGCAAAGAATAATGGCTCACAAGGTTGAAAGTATCGGCAGGGCTGAGCCTAGTGAATGTCATCCGTAAGATTTGACCGACTGAGGCATTGCTATGGCGGACGCTAGTCTCAAAGCCATCGAGCACAGCGAACTGGGTGCTAGCACTGGTGCCTGGAATGTAAGTTCTCGTCGCTGGGTTTAGTGCTGGGAAGGTTGCCATGATTTATATGCAGCTCACAGTGTTGTTGTAAGTGACGCTATTGATTATGTATTGATCAGTCGCAGCACCTATGGCTCCGGTAACGCCATTGTCAATGAGCCAGGCGACCTTTTGCCCCTTTACAAAAGAGCCGGTTGTTCTAGATATTACAAACGCAAACGCAAGAGTGTCTGACGTCCCATTTGGTACTGTTGTACTGGCTGAAAAGAATGTGCTGCCACGAGTGTACCAATCACAGCCAGTGAGTTGGGCATAGGTTGGGAAAGGAGGTCCCCCGCAGCCTGGCGCAATAACTGTATAGCTCACGTCTGTATAAAACTTGTACAACGACACAGGCGGCAGAAGGCTTCTAATCTTGGTGGTTGAGGTGCCATCAAGAGGAAAAGGCTGGCATCCTCCGAGTACGGTGACTCCTAGCTCGTCGTAATTGACAGTCACAGATGTGAAGCATTCAAGCTCCTCAACAGGTCCCACTACGCCAACAGTTCTAGGCACTCCAAAGCCACTTGCTGTAGATGGGTCTCCGCAGCGTCCAACGGCTTTGATAAAGAAGTCGATGTCGCTTGTTGTAATTAATAGATCCCATGCACCTCCAATGGGTTCGTTTTGGCAGGATATTAGAGTCTCGACAAGAGTGGTTTTATTGATTTTATACCAACAGACCTGCCCAGGGCATCCAAGATTAGCCTCAGAGACAGAAAGCACATCACTAGGCTGTGGGATTGCACTGGGCCCAGTTGCGCCAGTGATTATGTCTGAACCAAGTGTCGTCTCTAAGGGGTCTGATGGATTGTCCCATCCACCATTTGGGGCTGGTCCACCACTAGCTTCATCATCAGGCGGCTCCACGTCAGGGCCTATAGGTGGGTCACCACCAGTCTCCCATGTGTCGTCTATAGGCACATCAATGCCAACAGCAGTCGAATCAAAAAGGGGTGGATCAAAATTGCCACCGCTTGGGGGGTAATCAATCCCGTCAATGCCAAGCGCAGTGTTATCTGAAGCTGAATTATCGTCACAGCTGTAATCACTGCGACCAGCTGATATGTTCACATTTGAGGCAGTTGCTGATGCCACTTCAAGTGCCACCAGACTTCTACCTTGGCCATCAATAGGCAAGTGTGTAAGGTCAAAAACGCACGCTCCGCTCGCAGTTTTTTCTATCCTTTCGACCTCATAGAGATAGTCGTGATAGTCGAGTGCCGTGGTCGCCGTCTCACGACGCAATCTCACACGAACCACATCACCTAGCGTCAGTGTGCTGTTATAGCTGCTTGGTCGTACTGTCAACCTCAGCGTATGCGTTACGTATTTGCGCCTCGCCAGGCGATAAGCGCCGACTTTAACAGCGTGTGATTCACTGGTGCAGAACTGACTTAAGTCGTATTGCTCAAACGGTCCGGCAAGTGCTTCGCCTGTAAATCTAATCTCAGTGGTGCGGGCAAAGCCAATATCAGCATCAGGCTGCTGCCGCCACATCATCTGAAGACACACAGGCAGACGGTCCTCAAGAGCGATGTATTGGATCTCAAAGCCATCAGGAAGCAAATGGTCTTCTGTAAACGTAAAGACCCACGAAATCGCAGTCGTCTTGATGGTTTGGTCGGTGTTTACCGGCAGCCGAGGTTTGAATCCAAACTTGCCATCAGTCTCGACAAGTCGCAGCAGGAAGTCATTGCTAGTTCTTTCTAGCCAGCTGTCTAGGTTCTGACTTTCAGAAAAAACACCGTTGTAGAACAGTTCATTCACTTCGCAGAAATTAGCCGCGGCCAGCATCTGAGCAGTATCAATCAGTGTGCTTGGGATCCGGCCAGACTGGTTCATCAGATAGATCGCCAAATCGATGACGTTGTTGCTCGGGCCCAGCGTGCTGTCGATGATACGAGTAATCTGAATGCCTTCACGCACAAAAGCGTGAACCTGCTGGTTCCATCGCTGGCTGCCGTCAACGAAGGTGTTGACATAGCTCAGAGTCGTCATGTCCTCGTAACGTCCTGACGTACCGCAGTAGTAGGGGCAGGACCATGGCTGCTTACCTGACACGGTGGTGACGAAGTTGCCAGGGAACCACGTGCCGGATCTGCGGTCATAGTTCTGATCCCATGTCCCTTGGCGGCATGGGCCAACAAACACGTCTTTAATCGGGATTGTTGGCAGCTCGCCCTCACTGAGCACTAAGTGAAGGCTGACGGTTAGTGCATTGGTGACTCCATCGTTCTCGTAGCGTGCCTCAGTTGCGCCAGGGCTAACCAGAACTCCGCCGTTGTTGCTGACCCGCCTGCAAAAAACGATAGGGACAGGATCGCCAATTTTGTAGGCCTGCTGCTGGGCTGTCAGGTCATCAGCTGCCTGCGCAGCAGCCTCAATCAGCACCGGATCAGCCAGACCGCTTTGATACGGCAGCAATGAAAGAGGGTCCGAAATGTTTAGGCTCATATCCGTAGAGGTGCGCCGATCAGGTAGCTGGTGAACTTACGCGGCGGAACTTGTGCTCCTACAGGAGACAAGCTAGAGCCCAGCTCTACATTCAGCCTGGTGAAGGTGCCGGAAACATTGACTACCTCAGCGGTATAGGCAGCAATTAGGACTTGACCTGCCTGTGGAGCCGTCTGATCGAGCCTGTTGTCAAACTCATAAATCTTCAGCTCGCAAAATCGTCCAAAGCTCAGCGCCAGGTTGAAAGCATTGACAACGGTATTGGTCGCCGGCACTGAGATCGAGACAGACTTTCCGCCACTAGCACCTGATTCGACAATTCCACTTGCACTAAACGGTGCATATTCCCAGCTCGCCCCGTCCAATGTAACGGTCTGATTGACGTAATAGGTCTGCCAGCGAGCGTAGGTTGTACTGCTGTCAAAGATCCGCAGATATTGGCTTTGCGCTCTTCCCATCAGTAAGCACCCTGATAGCGCCTGCCGCCATAGCTACGGCTATTGCGAAACACCTGCGTACTGAAGTCTTGCAATGCTCGCTCAAGATCACCGACGGTCACATAACGCTGCCCATCCTGCTGCAGTACCGGCCCTGTTGTGATCTGAACAGTTGTGTTGGCAGCGCCACCGCCTCCATTAGGGCCCACAACGCCACCATCAGCAAAGGCAGGGATCACAGAACCGCCTCTCATTCCTGCAAGGTAGTTGGCTGAAGCTCTGGCCATCTTGCTCTCAGGAACAATGTATTCGCGTTCACCACCTTCGCCAACCATTGCCAGCGTCGGGCCCCCGACAACACCGCCTTTAGCGAATTGCGGTACTGAGACCGTCGGCACGTTGGGGATTTTTACAACTAGCAGCCTATTCGCAAGGTTAATAGCGAAATTGACGCGGCCAATCCAAACATTTAAACGAGAGACAAGAAAGTTCAATATATTGCGGAACACAGTCTTGATGATGTTGGCCGCTGCAATAAATGGCCCCTTCACCGCTGAACCGATTCGGCTGAATATGTTCAAAATGCCATCGTATGCGCGTTTGGCAAGGTCAAGAACAGGTTTAACATAGAAGTCAAAATAGGCCTTTGCAGCTAACTGCAACAGCCTGCCGATGCCATCAAACGCGCTTTTGAAAAGGCTGCCTATTGTCTTCAGAGCATTGCCGATCTGATCTCGGAAGATGTAAATTGCGACGCCGGCAGCCACCAGCAAGACAATCCAGCCCACGGGGCCGGTGAAGACTGCAGCGATCAAAGCACCCAACCCTTTCAATCCTGCAAGCAATGGGCCGATAGCGCCGGCCCAGCCTGCGATAGTCGCGCCGATCTTCAAGGCTGCGAGCCCCTTCAGAAGGCCAATCAATGGCGCGACAATCGGCCCGAGCAGTCCCCATGCGGCAGACAGTGCAATCACAGACGCGGTGATCTTTTGCAATGGCTCTGGCAGTTTGCTGAACGCGCTACCTACCTGCTCAAAAACCCCAACCAATGCCTCAAGCACAGGCAGCAATGCTGTAGTGAGTTCTAGGCCAAGCTGCTGGAGCTGCTCTTGCATATTCTCAAGCCTGTCGTTAAACACTGCAGCGCGATCAGCGAAATCCTGCGTCAGGGCCGTGCTCATGTTGCGCACGGCATCGCCGCCGCTGTTTAGCAGTGGAATCAACTGACTCCCAAGCCTGCTCCCAAAGATGTCACTGGCTAGAGCAGCCTTGTCAGTGCCATCCGCCAACTGAGCAAAGCGATCAGCAATGTCCAAGAAGATCGCATCAGTGGTGCGCAGCTTGCCGCCGGCATCTGTCACATTGATTCCAAGCTTTGCAAACGCATCAGCAGCAGGCCCGCTGCCTTCCGCAGCATCAGCAGAATTTTTGGCAAGGATCGTGAAGGCCTTACTCAGTCCTTCAATACTCGTATCGCTGAGTTCAGCGACCTTCCTGAACTTATCTAGCGTTGGCGCTGCGATGCCTGTTCGCAGCGACAGCTTTGACATCGCATCAGCAGCGTCAAGGTTGTCTTTGGCGAATTTGGCAACAGCTGCAACACCAATAGCCGGCAGCAATGTGCGCACTGCCCCCAGTGCTCCTGCTGTTGCGCCTTTCAGTCGCCCCATTGCGGTGGAGCTGTTATTAGATGCACGAGTGACGCCATCCAGCCCTTTGGCCAGCCCTGTTATCTCCTGCTGCCCGGTTACTTTTGCCCGGATCGTAAGGGCGGTGGTCATGTCCAGCGCCATGCCTAGTCCTTCCGGTCGTTCACTCTTTCTATGACTCTAGCTTCAATCACCTGCAGATCCTCCAGCAGCTCCCGGTCATC